TGCATACTTTGTCGTGTGGTTCGTTCGTGATTTACAATAAAATTAGGCTTTTTTGTGTAAATCCTAATATAAAAAACAAGTTTCGTCAATTTTACAAGGACCCTTAATTAACTACCCCATATATTTACTCTTTTTTATTTCCATCTTCCAAAAAGGGCTTTTTACTTTGAATGGGTTCGGCGGCTTCGCGTTCATCGTAATTAATGGTATTGGCTCCTACCAAGTTACCATCCGCATCCATAGTTTGGGTCAATTTGTTTCCACTGGTCTTGGCTTGGCGGACATTTTCCTCAATTGCCTTACGTTTAGCATCGTACAAGCGCTTTTCAAATTCTTCCTTTGCCTTTTTCTCGTTCTTCAATTTCTCGTGGTGAAGTTGGTTTAGTTCTTCTTCCAAGAATTCAATGCGTCCGGTTTTATAAGCATCGGGGTCCAATGGTGTCCATACAAAGTTACGTCCCACGAAAATGTCGTGATTGGGGTCACGATCACGGAGTTCCTTGGCGTATTTCTCGGCCTCTTCAGGACTAGCGAAATTACCACGATTAATGAATCCCCGTACAGAAGTCTGGAATTGGTTATCGCGATTGTATTCTTCGGCCAAACGCTCTTCGCTTTTGTCCATGAATTGTTTGAAATCACCGACCACATCTTCACGCTTTAGCACATTTTCTTCTTCTTTGCAAAAAGTCACTAAATCATTCAATATATTTTCCGGATTAATACTGTACTTGTACGATAAAAATTGCGTAAAATCGGAAAACATGGCCACTGCTTTACTGTACTGCCATTGTTTGACGAACTTTTCAAACATGAATAATTCGCGGTTACGAATAATCTTTTCAGGGGAGACAAATGAATAACAACCGTACATTTGACTAGGAATAACGGGATCCTCATTTAGCAAGTCAACATATTTAGGGTTTAATTTCCCATCAGGGGTCATTTTCTTTTCAAAAGTGCGTGAAGACATATTTAGGGATTTCTAGATGGGTGGATCAATGATTGGAGAATATACTTTAGAGAGAAAAGTACAATTTAAGTTCTTTTTTATCGGTAAAATATTTTATTATTCTATATTATATTGCTCAGAAAAAATATGCCAGCAGTTGACTTTAGTGAATATTTAAAACGCGCCATCAAGTACCTTGTAGAAGGTATCATGGTTGCTTTAGCCGCATTTGCCATCCCAAAGAGAAAACTTGATGTGGAAGAAATCACTATTATTGCTCTTTCAGCAGCAGCAACGTTTGCCATATTGGACGTCTTTGTTCCTACCATGGCAAGCAGTGCAAGAGGTGGTGCAGGATTCGGTATCGGTGCCAACCTTGTCCAATTCCCCAGACTTGGATAAATTAACAGTACAAACACTGTAGAAACCCTATAATAAAAAATCACAAAGTCTTTTTTTTATTATATTCGATTCGATTTTCGATATTACCAATACAATACTGGCAATTGATCAATATTCATTACCGAAGGATCTTTAGCCGTTTTTTTCTTCGGTTTTGGACACTGATATTTACTAAACATGGGCAATTTCAACTGACTCATTGGGGTCTTATTGTGAACCAATCGCGCTATCATTTTGTACAGTTTAAAATTCGGGTATCGTTCTTCACCGTTCCGTTTGTACAGTACATTCATGTTTTGGTCATCCAAACACCACGAATGAATCAATTCTTGTATAGGAGTCATGGTTTTAGGCAAAGGTTCATCGGGATCAATGAAAAAATTATACATAGAACAACCCAAACGGCACAAATCAAAACTCGGGTTCGGTTCTAACCTCGGTTTTTTCTTATTCCAATATGGCTCTGTATTGTATTGTCCATTTGCATCTCCACCTGGAGCAAAACTATCACTACAAAAAATGTGATTTTCAAACCGGTAAATACTTCTACCAAAGTCAATGATTTTGAATATACGACCGTACGAGGGGACTTTATAATATTGCCCATCGACACAATACACCAAATGTTTTTGTTTGGTTTTTTGAAATAAAATATTATTGGTATGCAAATCATTGTGGGTAAATGAGAACATTTTTTGGTAAGCAATTAATGTAAAAATCACTTGTGTTAAAGCCGCGGTTAATTCATTTTCCGTAATGTCTTCTTTTTCCAACAATTCGTCTAAAGTTCCACAACATTTTTCCAAAGCAATCATCTGTACAGGAAAATCGTATATATACAAGGGTAAAAATTCGTCACCTGATGATTCCGTTTCAGTACATGACTCACCATCATCGCCCTCGTCTTCATCGCCATCGTCACTATTATCACCATCACCATCATCATGTTCAGGATCCGTTCTATTTTGCCCGTTGCTTTCTTTCAATTCGTCTTCATTGCCATCTTCATCTGTACTGTAATTAATCGAACTGGAATCCGAATCATCATCACTAGAATCGTGATCATCACTATTGTCATCGACATTGTTATCTCCATTTCCACCACCTTCTGTTTTCTTGTTTTTCTTTTTGGTTTCATATACAACTTCTAAATCGTCAACAGTAGGAATCACTGTAGAAGAAGTATCATGTGTACAAGATGTATCCAAGAACTCTTCGGCAAAATCAATGGAAGTCACATCATTTTCAGTAATGGTTAATTTAGGGCGTTTTTGTTGTGTATTGTGATTCACGGGACTGCCTTGTTTTTCGTCATCCGATTCTGTTTCCATAGACTCATCGAGTTCGTACAGTTTTCCGGCATTATCCAAAAAATAATCGGATTCTTGTAAATATTCGATATCATCGTATGCATTAAATATGAATTTCTTTTGAATACCCAAGAATGAACCGTAGAATTGGATACCGTGTACAAAATCATGATTGGATAAAACTTGACTGGAGAGAAAATTAAAAAACATGTCAATATACGATGTATTATTGCGGTTCAATAATTTTTTCATAGCAGTGGATTCGGTTGAATCCGGTTGTGGTAAATTCAACCATTTACGGTCATCATCGACGTATTTTCCAATCAAATAATGAATAGGATCAATCAATGGGGCCGATTTAATAAACATGGACCGTGGAATTTTAGCCACTTTCGGGTCGTACGATTTTGCTACATGGCCTGCGTCTACAATATAATAATCTTGTTTGAAGCATACTGTAGAAAGAATACTTTTGTCGAAAAACACGTCATATAGTGGGTTATAAGTCTGAATACATTTCAATTCACCCACTCGTTCCGCTTTTTCTAAATCTGGAATTCTTATTTTTGTCATTGGTTCGATTTTCCATTGTGTGTTCATGTGTCCTCTATTTGGTTGTTGGTTTATTTAGAATCCGATCACTTTCTCTCAATATGGATTTCCTAAATAAATCATTTTGTTTTCTTAAACGCGCATTGACTATTTATGGTATCTCATATATCCGTTCGTCAAATGAAATCTATTTAGCCGTTTTTTGTATAAGTGGCAATTCAAAAAATTTGGAAAAACTATTAATTCCCTAAAGTAAAATAAGTAGAAAAAAAGGGATTTCATAATAATACTTCTATTATCTAAAATATGACATTGCAATTAAAAAAGTTCGATATGCGGAATATTACTTTCAAGCCCGATGAAAACAAAGGACCGGTCATTGTTTTGATTGGCCGTAGAGATACGGGTAAATCGTTTTTAGTCCGCGATCTATTGTATTTCCACCAAGATATACCTATAGGAACCGTGATATCAGGAACCGAAGCAGGTAATGGTTTCTACAGTAGTCACGTGCCTAAATTATTTATTCACGAAGAATACAGTTCAGTTTTGATTGAAAATATATTGCGACGCCAAAAAGCAGTATTGAAACAAATCAAAAAAGAAATCGCCGAGTACCGTAGAAGTACGATTGATCCACGAACATTTGTTATTTTAGATGATTGTCTCTACGATAATACTTGGTCGAGAGACAAATTGATGCGGTTGTTATTCATGAATGGACGTCATTGGAAAGTGATGTTAATTATTACGATGCAATATCCATTGGGTATTCCGCCTACATTGAGAACCAATATTGATTATGTGTTTATTTTGAGAGAACCGTACTTGACTAACCGCAAACGAATCTGGGAGAATTTTGCCAGTATGTTTCCTACATTGGAATCCTTTTGTTCGGTGATGGACCAAACCACTGAGAATTATGAATGTTTAGTCATTAA